AGCGGCGTGCCGGAGTCGGTAAAGAACTGCGCTCCAGCGCCAGCAACGGGGGATAGGTTTACGCTCAAGGGGTGTTCTCCGGTATGGCGTCGATTCTAGCCTGAATCAGCGCGATCTTGGCAGTGTGTTGATCTTGCAGCCGCTTCTTGGCCTCTTTCAGCGCCGCTTTGAGCTTGGGCTTGTCCTCGTCGAACGGAGCCACGTGAGCCTCAAACGATGCGCCTGTTGCGCGAAAGTCAGCTACGCCGGGATCTGACTCCATGTAGACGGTCAGGCCGGTGGCGGTGTGCAGAAAAGGAATCAGGTTCATGTTAGCTCCAGCAAGGGATATACCGCGTTGTGCCTGCAATGTTAATAGGCAGCCAATGCGTAACGGTTCCGGCAGCAGCTCCGGGTTTGTTTGTCGGCGCAGTCCATGTCGGCGTTGTGCCGCCTGTGGTTGCGCTGGTATCCACACGCAACGCCGGTTGGCCCGCGCTGGTTCCGGCTATTTGCAGTGCAGCAGTGCCAGCCGCGCCGCTAGCGCCAACGGTAAGAGATATGCCAGACGTAGGGGTTCCAATGTTAATGTTTCGGTTTACGCCAATGCGTAAAGCCAAAGTCACTCCAATATTAAAATCAATGCGGCCTGGCTGCGTAAGGTAAGTGCTGTTAGTTTGAAAAAGCATATTTCCGGAAGCGTGGCTTGCACTGCCTCCGCTAAAAAAGTTTATTGAGCCACCGTCTCCATTTACAATTGCGTTGCCAAGGCCACCAAAAAAGGAAATTGACCCGCCCTTACCGTTTGTGTTGCCCTGCCCCGCGCCGCCGGTAAACGAAATGGGGCCGCCATTTCCATCGTCAGAAAAACCTGATGAATCAACACTGCCAGCAACAAAAGAAAACCCGCCGCCATTTGAAGTACCGGTGCCGCTGCCATCCCCAAATCCGTTACCAGCGGCAAACGTAATGCTGCCGCCCGAGCCGTTGTTATCGGTTGATCCATCAGAAGCAACCATTCTCAACGTATTGCCATCGCCCGTAGTGGTTGGAGCAGCCTTGATGTACGACGTAACTGATGACGCCCCAGTCGCAAACGTCATCGTATTAGCCGCATCATCCCACTGGTACTTGATCGACGCGGCAAACAAGCCTGCGCTGTTGTATTGGACGTAGTTGGTCGAGCCAGCCGGAACGGTAGGAATCGTTGGCATGGTGGCAGGAGCCAGCGAGGCGTCTTGCAGCGCCGAGGTCAAGTCGGTAGCCGTGGAGGCGGGGCCGGAGGCTGCATCTTGCAGCGCCGAGGTAAGGTCTACAACGACGGACACGGGCGCGATCTGAAGATCGGCTATGGAGGTGTCAGTCGTACCGCCGCCGGTCAAGGTGTACAGGTTCAGGAAGAACCGGTACCACTCACGAGCCATCAGCCCCGTGCGCGGGTCGATAAAGTCAACGCGGGGGGCGGGGATTTGGGTGATGTTAGGCACTGGTGCCAGACGCCTCTAGCTCTGCGCCCATAAGAACGACCTTGACCGGATCGGTGCCTGACACCTCGTACACACGGTCGCGCAGCTTGAGCGTCATGCCCAGCCGTCGCCAAATGGCGCGGGTGCCGTAGGTGCCGATGCCGCCCATCGACGTCCAATGCTCGTTAGACCATGTGTGCCCGCCATCATCCGACCAGCGCAACATGACCTGCGGGTTGCTGCCTTGGCCCGTGTTGAGGCCCACGCCGGTCTCGCAGTCCAGTTGCAGTTGATGCTGCGCGGTGCGCTTAAGGTTGTTCTGCCCTGGTGCTAGCGCACGCCACGACCGCAGCCATTTCTGTGTTGCGGCATCGTCAGCGTACACCTCAAGGTCAAACGCATACAGCCGTCCGTCCTCGTAGTCGCCTACAACCGTGGTGGCGTTGAACTGCATCTGGCAGTTCGACCGATGCCGCAAGAACTGCCCGTTGTACCACGCCGCACGCTCATGCCAGCCTTGCGTTGAGACGTCATAGACCCACGTTGCGTTGGCGGTGGGGAAGGTCAGCACATAGAACGCATGACCTTCCTGCTGATAGGTGTAACCGATGGCGTCTGAGATGTCGCCGTAAGACTGGATGGCAAACTCCACGGCGTGCGTTGAGATGCGCTGGCCGGTGTAGCCGTTAGCGCGGTACACGATGCCCTGACCGCGAGCATCGCCGCCCAGCCAGAACAGACCATTGTCCATCTTGGCTATTGAGTAGGCGGCTATGCAGCCAATCTCGTTAAACGCGCCTTGGATGCGCTGGAGCGGGAAGTCCGCGTTGCCCGCGTCGTACCACACCTCTACCGAGTTGGTGCCGTACAACCACGCCTCGCGGTGATCGACAATCAGCGCCACCAACCCGTCCGGCGAGCCTTCTGCGCTGGCAAAGTCCAGCGGATCTACCGCAGTGCCATCAAGCAGACTAGTCACCCACACCCGCTGCGAGTCCGGCTCGTTGAACACGAAATAGCCATCCAGATAGCCCACAGTCACCGCGCCGGGGTAATCGGGATCTGTGATCTGAGCAAACACGTTGGTGGTGGCGTTGTAGATGTATCCGTCAGGGTTGCACGCTACGAACAGTTGCGTGCCGTTGTCGGACATCGACACCGGCCCGTCGCCCGACACCGTGCCAATCAGCGTCGCTGTCCAACTGGAGTCCAGCTTGTACAACTGCAAGCCGGAGACCGCGTAGGCATAGTCGCCAAAGGCCCACAGACCGCGTATAGGCCCGTTGCCCACGGTAGCCAGTAATCGCAAGCCTGGAGCGCGATTGAGGAACGCAGGCTCTTTGCCGCCATCTGGGACAAGCTCTGGGAACAGGTTGACCATGCGGTTGACGGCGGCATTGACCGACCGCGCCACATAAGCTTGACCTAGCAGCGGCGTTTTCACTTAAAAATTGCCCGCAAACACATTAAAGCGTTGCCGCGTCCCGACCATCGAGTACGGCAGCGCCATGATGTCATCGGGGTTGTTGATCCGCTTGATGTTGCGCTTAGAGGACATGGCAATCCGCTGCACTTGCGCGGAAGGCTCGACGCCAAACTCTGCCGAGATCTCGCAGGCCAAGTTGTACTTAAACGCGCGCAGATAGCCGGGCGGAAACGACAGCACCGTTGCCAGCGTGGCGGGTTGAGTCAATTCATCCACGGAAATGAAGTGCCATTCCAGCGCCCGTGTGGGCACAGGAAAAACGTACATATCCATGTTCGGGTAATCCATGTTGATCCACATGACCTGCGGATAGGTAGACGTTACCGTCTTGACCGCAATGCCATCGTACTGCTGCTGGTTGATGATCTTGATGCCGTAGCTGACGTTAGTTCCTGGGTCACGAAAGTACGTCGAATCATCAAGCTGCACGGGCCGGTTGCCGACAAAATCACCGAACGGGCCAAGAGTGCGATGGATAGTGCTGGCAGGCCAAGTGAACACTTGATCCTGCGTTGAATAGACCGACAATCGTTCGGTGTTCCATGAATCAATCATCTGATTCATGGCGTCAAGGGCGTCTTGAGAGGTTTCGGCAGAAGGCGTTTCGCCTTCGGCTAACTGCCCGATCAGTCGTAGCGCGCCGTTGATCTGGTCGTTAGCAGTTGCCATGTTTCAACCCTTTTAATCGACGGTTTTGCGCCGTCGTTTTCCTTCCAAAGCATTGACTGGTACAGCATCAGCCACCGGTTCAACAAGCAATTGAGTAGGGTCGTACCCTTCCCAACCGTTAGCGTAATCGGCTTTGGCTTCTAAGTCACTGGTGGCAACTTTGCGGCCATGTTGCGGGTGGCGTAAGTAAATGACCATAGGGGATCGGGGGGTGTTGCCACCCCCCTAGCCTTTAGATGCGGTACACCGACCACGAACCAATCGCGGTCTGACGAGCGCGGAAGTGGCCGGTCGTGGTGATCGCAATCGCACCCGAACCCACCAGCGTCCAGCCCGTGCCGACCGCCAAAGTGGTCGTTTCGCCAGCCGTTGTCGAGGTGTTGATGATGAAGAAATCAAAACCGGTGTTGGGCTTGACGTTGTACGCCGCAGCTTCCATCAGCGTTGCGGTAGGCAACGTGTAGGTCGCAGCGGTGGACGAGCCAGGGTTAGAGGTAATCAACTGCGTGAGCAGTTCCGACGCCAGCAGAGTCGTGGTGACGGTCTTGGCTACCGGTGCCGGAGCCGCAATGAACTGAACTTCGTTCTGGTTGCCGTCA